AAAACAGAAAGTTCTGTAGTACAATTATATCTAATAGTTAGTGATCAGCAATCAGTAATGAATACCCTAAAAGAAATCAAACGGGTTACTCCCGTAGTTATTAAAGATTCAGCAGAAGGAAGTGATACTCCTTCTCAAGAAGAAATCTACACCCTGACTCGAAAAGCCACTTTTCGAGGTGACTTAAAGCCTTCTGAAGGTGGTGTACCAGTCAAAAATTCCGACCCTGATCCCACTCCAGTCCCAGTCTTTGATCCCAAAATGATTCAAGAGATTGTACAAAACACCGTAGCAGAAACCGTAGCTTCGGTAAAACAAGCGATGGAATTGGAAAAACAATCTGCATTAGAATCCCAAAAGCAACAGTTTGAAACTACGAAAGCTACCCTAGAAGCTTCTCTCAATTCTGCCACGGAAGCTATCCAAGAATCCCACAAAAAAATCGCTCAACTAGAAACTAAAGTCACTGAATCGGAAAAGACGATTAATAACTTTGCTGACTTAGGAAAGCTTTACGGTTCTCAAACACCCGAAAAAATGCAGTTGCCTAACTTTAATAAAACCGTCGCTCATGATGCTGATAAAATTACAGGTGCGCTTGACGAAACCTTTGATTTGATTGAAGACATTCAGAAAAATTCTGGTGTAATCTATTCGGCTCCTGTAATGGGCGGTAATCAGACAGTAAACCTGTACGATAAAGTACGATTAGATCGCCATGTTAAAAATAACCGGCAACAGATTGTTGACTCTTTAGATGATTGGGGTCGCAAACAAGGCTGGTTCAGAGGGACTCGTTCGGCTCCTGTAATGGGCGGTCAAGTTTCAAAAAATGCCCCAACGACTGCGGCGGATTTGCCTCCGTTTTTTCTTGACACTTTGTCAGCAATTCTCCGTACAACTCAAATCCCTGGGTTTGCCTTTTGGCAGATTCCTAATTATGCCTTAGACTTTACGGCTCGTAATGGAACTGTTATCCGAATTCCTCGATTAAATTACCTAACAAGTTCCCCGTCGGTAAGCGATTATCAACTATCAGGAAAGGGTGAGTATGCTGATCTGACTTCTGAATCAGATAATAATAGTGCGTCTAGCGTATCGGCAGAAATCTTTGAATATGGGCGCGGTAAAGTAGGTGCTTCTACTGCAATCCGACCTGTTTCTATCCCAACTTTCACTGAATATTTTAGTGCGATGGGAATGATTGATTGGATGCAGAATACGCTGTATTACGACTATGCAAGTTTTGATAATACCATGATCAAAACGATGCTTGATAGCACGTCACTGCATTTGTATAACAAAAAAGGCAGTCTCGTTACTTCCCCCACTGGGCTATCGGCAACAGGAGATGATGGAACTTTTACCAAAGGATTCTTGCGGCGATTATATCAATATGCCCACGATAACAAGTTCCAGATGTATCCCGACCAGACGTATTTGCTATTCTTAAATTCGACTCAAATTCTGCAATTAAAAGAGAGTTATAATGACGATTGGCAAGCAAATACGACTCGCGATCTTGACGCTTTACTAAATATTCTCAATCCATCCTATATTCCCCCTGGGGATACTGGAAGGGTTAGCTCGTATTTAGGGTTGGTAGAAAAATTCCATATTTTTGAAACTGGCAATAGTGTCGGTGTCGGAGCGGCTGGTCAACCCGGTGTTCAAAGTGAAACATTGGGCGGTTCTTTAGGTGCTAAAACTACCCGTACTGGTTATTTAATTGGAGCTGGTGCGTTAGGTGTTGGTGTAGGGATGCCGTTTCAAATCACTTTTGATAATGTCACTCAATTTGATCGTCGGATTCGCGCAACTTGGTTAGCGTGGCTCGGCTACAAAACTCTTGACGTTGATCCCGTAGGTACTGGGGAAGCCTCTCAGCAGTTACGAGTAGCTGAATTACGCACCCTAGATGTAGCGGTATAAACTTTATCTTTCTAACAATTATGGCAAGCAAAGAAACCCTCGAAGAAACTTTACCCACTGTGACAGGTGGAACTAAAAACCTTCCCCTGACAAATGGAACTAATGAAGTTACTTATAACAATCTGAAAGCGCTAGGTTATCCAGTCTGTAACCGGTGTAAAGGTCAACTCAGAACTGATCTCGATCATCGTCCATTTTGTCCAGTTAACGACACCAGTTGTCCTCTATTGAGCAAAATTTCCTAATGATTTTTAGCATCGATGACCTCTCTATTTTCGCACCATCAGTATCTTTACCAGAAGATGCCGTCACTGGTGCGATTTACTTTGTCCAGTCAATTATCGAAGGCGATAGAGGAGCAGATCGACCCTTAGAGATTACGCGCCACCGGGAAAAGCTAAGAGTTAATCTAAAATTCCAAAATTTTAGATTAACTTATGTCAGTATAAATACTCCACTTATCAGCAATCCTGCACCAATAATTAAAGCTAGACTAGGCAATATTACCGATGGATTTAATCGGGCTATCGCTCCCGATAGTTGGCAAATTTTAGGTTCTAACGACTACATAATCGATATAGACGGGCAAATTCACCTATCTACTGCGATTGGTAGATCGTGGGGGTATGGCGGCTATCGTGGCTACAGTCGGGAACCATATCCTGAGTTTTCTGAGGCTGATGTGGAGTATTCCAGTGGCATTGATTTCTCTCAAGATACCCGACAAACAAAAGAGATAAAAGCAGCTTTTGGCCGTATTTTAGATTGGGTATGTAATACTGGTTCTTTTAGAGGTGTTTCGTCAGTTGAATTGCCTTTTGAAGAGGCAAAAATCAATTATGGGACTGGTCAACTTGGTACAATTCCTGATGATTTGTTAATGATATTTAAAAAGTATCGCCCAACAAGATTATGAGAGCAATTTTTATCTGTCCGCTTCCGCCGACTCTTAATGAACAAATAAGATACGCTCGTGCAAATAAATTTAAAAGCGCAACTACTAAAAAAGAATGGGACTTTGATATACAAAAACTTATTATAGAACAAAAAATTCCACGTTTTCCTGACAAAGTATGGATGCTTTACGAATGGCGAATTAAAAACTTTGGACGTGACCCCGATAATGTTTGTGGCAGCGCAAAATATGTTAATGACGCACTGAAAAAGACAGGAGTTATTGTCGACGACAATTTAAAATATATCTATGGATACGATTCAATGTTTACAAAATGGAAACAAGACGAATTAAAGTTAACAATTAGTGATAAACCAATTCTAAAGAAAATTTTTATAGAAGATGATAACAGCAATGCCACATCTTAAATTAGACCCGTCTATTGTCTGTGTTTTAATTGTTTTCGCCTGCTTGATTCATTCTTTCTTTACTCCTGAAACTACTGACACCTACGGCAATGTTATCGTAGCAGTTGTTTCAGGATACCTCGGTTATTTAAAAGGTTCTGAAAGTTAACTACCTTGATCAAATCTTACATAAAGTTTAATCCTCCGTCCTAGTTTTGCGGCAATCCCTAACTGCTGGCTTGTCGGAGACTCAAACACATTTAACTGTCTGACAAGACCGATTCTGTTATTAATTGTTACTTGTAATTCCCCTGTAGCCTGAATTGGGAACGGGTAATCTTTAGGCTTTACCAATCTTCCCTCAAAATATTCACAATCGAGATAACTACCTTCTTGTACTTCTGCTACAGGCGGTTTTGCCTGTTGCAACCAACAGGCAATTACTAAAGACTCTGTAGAAGATGCTCGCATAATTGGATTACCAACGGCATCGGTAGTCATGGTAGAGCCTGTAGCCACAGAAAAGGATAGAGAGGCATTAGCCTTAATTGTGGGATTTTCTAGAAACTTTCCCGCAACTCCAATAGCAGTGTCAAACATTTGTATTAATATAAATTTTTCTAATCTTAGTGTATCAAAATTATCTTGACAATTCAAGTAAGAAGGCGTATAGTTGAGTTATGGTAAATTTGTAGAAACAAGATAAAATTATGTCAAAACAATTACTGATAGATTTAACATTTTTCATGTTAAATATTGCGATAGTAGTTCTATGGGTTTCTTGGCTTTTCTTAGAAAAAAGTTAACTTATAAAGCCAAATAGTTATCTAAAGGAGGTACATCATGGACAAATCCAAGCTTCATAAAACCTCGTTATCTCTTGGAGTAAAAATGGGAACCACATTAAGTTATGTAGTTTTTTGTAACTACTGTGGTTTTGAAATTCAAGAATGTCTAGACATTAAAAGCATTGAACTGCTAAAAAATGTTATACAGGAAATTGTCGAGGTTAATCCGATAAAAAAGTACACGCAAGCAAACTGGAAAAATTGGATAAAAACCAGTCAATTAATTATTCCAAATTTTAATGACGTATGGGAGGAATTAAAGAAAATTAGGCAAAACTATTTCAGAAAAACAATACAAGAAATGTGGCAAAAAAAGAACGACTTTGATTACAGTCAATACGAATATGATATATACGAAAAACGATGGGACGAGAAAGCGTGGGATGAATTTCAGAAATCATGGGAAGAAGATTACAGAGAAAGACAAAGAAAACTGGCTAGAGAACTAGCCTACACTAACGACCTGTGGGAAGTTTTAGTAAAGACAAAGCAAAAAATTACCTAGTTTTGATAATTTTGGGAAGGAGTTAGGCAATGGAAGATAGAATTAAAGCTAGACTTGCTTTTGTAGAAAAAACCAAAAAAGACTTAATAGAATTAAGAAGTCAAATTTGGGATAAAATGTCGAATGCTCAAAAAGAACAATATTATCAAGATGAAGCTAACAATGCTATCAGCCTTGAAAACATTATTTCTTTTGTACATGAATACTCTGATAGAATAAAAAAAGAAATTGATAATCCTAATTTTCAAGATTTATTTGACAGAAGATTAGAGGCGAAAATCACTTGTTTTGACAATTTTTGGGAGGAGTTAGACAGTGGAAGATAAATCACTAGAAGACTACATTTACGTTCCCATTGAACCAGAAATGGCAAGAAAGCTACTCAAACATCACGAAAAAGACTGGGAACCTTTTGACGAATTTAATGGCTTTTATCATTGTCTAAAACAAACGTTGGAAGACTTTGATAATAGATTTGAACCTCAAAAAGAAGAGTCTGAATTTTAACTTAGGAGTAATCATGTCTCAACCTATCGAACTTTCTTTAGAACAGCAGTTCAATATTCGTTCTTTTCAGTCTCAGGTAGAAAAAATGAGTCAGGAGCAAGCGCAGGATTTCCTGATCAAGCTTTACGAACAAATGATGGTCAGAGAAAATATGTACAAAGCTTTTCTTAAGCATCGATGGGGATTAGATGATAATCCCTTTCCAAAACCAGAATAATACTACAGTGCCAGTTATCGGTTATCGGATCAATGTACACTAACCCAAAAAACCAATGAGAACCATCTGGAAGTACCGGGCCCGCGCTCGTTGTTGCGAGATTGAAATGCCTTTAAACGCAGAGATATTATGCGTTCAGTTGCAAAATAATATTCCTACACTTTGGGCATTAGTAGAAACAGAAGAACCTAAGAGGATTTTTGATATTTTGACTTACTATACTGGTAGCTATTGGATAGATGAAAAAGGACAATACATTGGAACTTATCAACTAGCTGGATTGGTATATCATGTATTTGTTAGGCCTCAATAAAGAGGGACTTATAACTATCGCAGAAATTGACAAAAGAATATTGATTCTTTTTCAAAAAGTAAGAGAATTGCTTGCCAATGAAAAAGAATCAATCAAAAAAACATTAGCAGAAATAAAATCTCTTGAACAAAGTAGAGGTAAAATCAATTATGACTCTTGAAGAAATCAACGCAAAATTAGACTCGCTTCTTAAAGAAATAGAAAACTGGAAACCTAAATCTGATTTATTTCTGAAAGAAATAGAAACTTGGAAGCAACCCAATATTAAAGAAAAAGGAAAAGCCAATGTTTAATGCAATCTACAAGCCCAATCAATTAATTGTCGGGACAGGCTGTATAGCTATCTGCACAGGATGGACTCCTGCTAAGTCGGTAGCCGCAAAACTTGATCCTTCTGATTATGCTGTGATTGGCAATCTTTATAGTGCATCAAGGGGAATTAACTTTTTAGTTCGCAATTTGTTAGCTAATCCCCACGTCCGCGATCTTGTTGTAATGGATTCAACCCAAGAAGACAAAAATTCTGGTAGTGTTCAATGCTTGAAAGACTTCTTTGAGAATGGAGTTTATAAAGGAAAAAATGATGTAGGGAAAGAGTGTTGGGTAATTGATTCTTTAGTGAAAGGATATATTGATATAGATATTCCTTTAGAAGTTTTAAATCAATTACGGTCTTCTGTTACTTTAAGAGATAGTCTCACAACTTACGCAATTCTGGCTACAGTTTATGGTGCTAATAAACCGTGGGCAGAACCAATGGTTTTTCCCTACAACGAACCTACATCAGAAGTAAAACCCGGACCACGATATGGTCATCGGATTGAAGGTAAAACCATTGCTGAAACTTGGATAAAAATATTGCAAAGAATCAAAACTATTGGCACTATCAGACCTACTGGGTATGATGGTAAATGGCAAGAGTTAATCGACTTAATGGCGATAGTTACCGATGAGCCAGAAGATTTTTATTTTCCTGAACCTAACTATCTACCTTTAGACAGAGAGTATCTAAAGAACTATATTCCACAAATACTTAATGATGCTGATTATCGAGAAGGGGTTAAATATACCTATGGTCAAAGATTACGCTCTTGGTTTGGTCAAGACCAGATTAAAGCAGTTATCAACAAATTGATTGAAGAAAATGACTCAGCTAGTGCCGTTATGTCTTTGTGGGATAGCGGAAGTGGAAACCCCCAAAGTCTTACCAGTGGATGTTACAGCTTGGCTTTAAAAAGTCAGCTTTCCCGATCAAACGAGCTTTTTTTCGATTCTGACGGGTGGGAAATAGTACCAAATTCTATTGACCGAGGAGGCCGCTCGGTAGGCGATTCAGATCATAATCACAGCGGATCTCCCTGTCTCAATCATATCTGGGTAAGAGTAGTAGATAATGAACTATCCCTGACAGCTACCTTTAGAAGTAATGATATGTTTTCCGCTTGGCCAGCTAATGCAATGGGATTACGGGCTTTACAGCGTCATATCAGAGATGAAATTGCTAGTGAATCTGAGTACGATTTAACAATAGGTCCACTGATTACTATTAGTCAATCAGCCCATATTTACGATGACTGTTGGGAGAATGTCGAACAGTTAATTAACAATCAATACCAATCGATTATTAGTCAAGAGTTTCGAGGCTACAGTGACCCTGCTGGTAATTTTTTAGTAGAAACAGATGGCAATATCACAGTCATTCAGCTAACTCCCAGTGGTGAATTTGTAGGGAAATGGGAAGGTAAGAATCCTTTGAAGCTAATCCGTCAAATAATTGCCGATTGTCCCAGTATTCAATCTTTTCATGTCGGCTACCTAGCTAGAGAAATTGAACGGGCATCTCAACTAAAAACAAATTACACTCAGGATAAATAAATGCCAACACAAATCATCCCAAAAGGACAATCCTTTCCCGACGGCACTTATCTGTATAAATGCCCTTGCTATGCTAATCCTTGTAAATTGTGTTTTGACGGCAATGAGACTGCTATAATTAACTCTTTAAAGACAGCAAAAGGACAACAATGTTATGGCAACTTAAAAGCTTATTTGGCTATAAAAGGACAGATCATTATATCTACTGCAAAGTCAATAAAAGAAAAAAATAACGGCAAATTTACAATGATTAATATTACAGAATTAGCTGATACTCTAGGGTTTCCTAGAACACGAATTAAACCTTTAATAGAATATTTAGAAGAGTGTGGCTTTATAAAAGCTGGAACTTATGATAGACTGAAAATATCAATCAATTGGCAACCGACAAAGATGTAATTACTTCAAATTAAATTACATGGTAAACGGGAAAGAACCGAATGGAAAAGAGTGTTTAATTAAAATAAAATGGAAATAAAGGAATTAAAGCAATTTTGCTGTGATAGAATTGCTAACGGACATAAAACTATCACTCTAGAAACAGAATCAACTCGATTGCTAGTAAGTCACGGGCCTATTGGAGAACTACTGTGTATTAATAAACGAGGCAAGCACGTTGTTTTGTATGATGCTTTAAAAGTTTTACAGTTTCTAGATAAGCTTGAAAATCAAGAAATAAAATCAAAAATTAGGAGTAAATAAATGACTAAAAAAGATTTCCCAACACTAGCAGTTCTAAGTATTACTAGCGGGCGATTACTGACACAACCAAAAGACGCAAGCGAAGGTAACGGCTTTGATCAGATATACGAAGTATTAGAATGGATGACTGACGATTTGCTAAATCGTCCCAATTGGTGCGATTTGGCAGAAGAGTGTAAGCAGTGGATTTATCAATGGCATCCTGAGATTATCGAGGCAGACAAATGGATAGAAAACAAATTGATAGAAAAATGCGAAGCTGAGGACGTGAAAGCTTGCCAAACTGCAATGCTTGCAAAATTTGGTGAGTGGATAGAAATATATGGAAATGCCTTTCCTTCTTGAATAAAAATATTGCTTACAAGCTCTTGACTCTACGATGAACAAACATCATGAATAGCCCATCTAAGAATATTCAGTATCTGATAAACGAGTGCAAGATTGTAGAAAAGAATTGCCTCTATACGTCCCAAGCTCATTTTGTCATGGCAGACAAAGCAGAATTTCAAGCGCGTTTATTTTTGATTGTACCTTCTTGCATTGCAGCAATTAGTGGCATTCTAACTGCTATCGGCTTTCCGGCATGGATTGGCTCATTTTCTGCGGTATCTGGACTTGTTACAGGTTTAGCGTCTGCTTTTGGCGTAGATCGGAAGGCTGGTTTGCACAAACAGGCTGGTAATGTTTTAACAGCACTACAACATGAAGCTCGTGCCTTGCATGAGTCATACTGGCGTGAGATACCGCATGAACAATTTGTTGCTGAAGTTAGGCGTATTCATAATAGATATAACTCATTGATCCAAATTTTAGAAACAACTGATAATTCAGCGTTTGAAGAGGGAAGAAAAAAGATCGGCGATCACGTTACAGAAAATTCCACAAGGCTATCACAATTTTAAAAATCTGTAGGAGTAAATAAATGATTAACGTAATTCAAAGAAGTGGAGAAACTCGTCCTTTAGACATCACTAAAATTCGACGAGTAGTTGAATGGGCGTGTGAAGGGTTAGAAGTAAATCCCCTCGCTTTAGAATCAGGATTAACTTCTCGATTACGAGATGGGATTACCACTAGAGAAATTCAAGAAAATTTAATCAATGTAGCTACACAATTGTTTTGTGTGGAAAAAACCGATTGGAAGTATGTAGCCGGAAGACTTCACATCTGGGGATTATGGAAAGATACAAGGATTAAAAGAGAAATTGGCGGCTATTTATCTCGTACGGTTTTTAAAAGATTAGAAGGAACCGACTACGCTAAATATGTCCAGTGGCAAGTGGGTAGAGGTATTTATGATTCAAAAATCACAGAAATCTATGACGAAAACGATTTAAAGATTGCAGGAGAGTGGATATACCCAGAATACGATAAAGATTTTGACTACGCTGGTGCAATCATGCTGTCAGAAAGGTATTTACTTGATTGTGAATTACCTCAAGAGGCTTTCCTGACTTGCGCTTTATTGCTTGCGAGTGTAGAGGAAAACCCAGAGAATAGATTAAGAATTGCGTTTCAAATTTACTTAGCTATAGCTCAAAGAAAAATCTCTTTAGCTACTCCAATTTTAGGCAATCTAAGAACCCCTAATGGTTCTTTAAGTAGTTGCTTCATCGTAGCAATGGAAGACAATCTAGAGAGTATTTTTAGCGAGATTACTAATACTGCTCGCATCTCTAAGAATGGTGGCGGTGTTGGGGTAAATGTAAGTAGAATCCGTGCCACTGGTAGCTCGGTTATGGGGAAAGCTAACGCTTCTGGTGGAATTATACCCTGGATTAAATTACTCAACGATACAGCTATTGCAGTCAATCAAGGGGGAAGACGCGCCGGGGCTGTCACTGTTGGGGTTGATATTTGGCATCTAGACGTGCCAGAATTTTTAGAAATGCAGACAGAAAACGGTGATCAAAGACGTAAGGCTTATGATGTTTTCCCCCAATTAGTTATCCCCGATGAGTTTATGCGTCGGGTAGTAGATAAATCTGAGTGGACATTAGTTGATCCTTATGAGGTTCGGGCAAAACTAGGGATAGAATTAGCAGAATTATGGGGTGAAAAATTTGAAGATGCTTACAAATTAATTGAAGATAATCTAGGGACAGAAATTACTCTCTACAGAAAAGTTAACGCTAGGGAGTTATTTAAAGATGTTATGCGCTCTCAAGTCGAGACAGGTATGCCCTATCTTGCCTTTAAAGATACCATTAATCGGGCTAATCCTAATAAACACGACGGGTACATCCCTCAAGTTAATTTGTGCTGTGAGAGCTTTTCTAATGTCACACCAGGTAAAACAGCCCATTGCTGTAATTTAGTTAGTCTTAATTTAGCCAACATTGACACTCTTACTAATTTAGCGGAAATGTGTCATCTTGCTGTTAGAGTGCTTGACAATACAATCGACTTGACTTGTCCCCCGATTGGTGAAGCCAAAACACATAATGACCGTTATCGCACTATTGGAGTTGGGGTTATGGGATTAGCTGACTGGTTAGCTAAACAAAAATTATTTTATAAAGACTTTAAATCTATCAATGATTTATTTGAAAGAATTAGCTATTATTGTACTCACGCTTCGATGAGATTGGCTAAAGAACGCGGTGCTTATCAAGCTTTTTCCAGCAGTGAATGGAGTCAGGGTAAATTACTAGGGGCTAAACCATTAGAATGGTTCAACGTAAATTCTGATAATACCTATAATTGGCATCAATTAGCCAAAAGTATTCAACAATTTGGCATTAGAAATTCCCATATTACTGCTGTAGCTCCCAACACTACTTCTTCCTTAATTCAAGGTTGCACTGCCAGTGTTTTGCCCGTTTTTAAGCGGGTATTTACAGAAAAGAACTCAAAGGGTGCTATCCCTAATTGCCCTCCTTTTATTAAGAAATTTTTTTGGTATTATCAAGAGAATCAAAATCTTGATCAAAAGATTGTCGTTCAAGCGATTGCTGAAATGCAAAAATGGATTGATACAGGGATTTCTATGGAATTACTATTCAATCTTAATCAGGGTGTTTATTTTCCTGACGAACCTAGCCGCGCATTAACAGTTAAAGAAATTTATGAAACTTTAATCTTAGCGTGGGAATTAGGATGTAAAGCAGTCTATTATGTACGAACTGTTCAAAAGGATAACTTTAAAGAGTCTGACAATAGTTGTTCTAGTTGCGCCAATTAATCATGAATATTATCTCTAATGTAATTTTATGTACTGTAGGTCTTGTAGTTAGCACAATATTTGCCCTAACTGTTTTTTCAATTTCGTTTTATACAATTGGTTGGCTTGAAGGTTTTGTTGAATGTTTTATTGAAATTCTTGAAGATTTTATCAATACTCGAAAAAATAAATAATCATCATGGCAATAATAATTATTAACTTTCTAGCAACTATTGTATTAA